CAAAGCTCTGCGAGCGCAAACCTATTTCGGACAAAATATCTATCATCAGGCCGCGAAGTATAGAGTCGTCCTCAACGACGATTACCGGCTCAGCCAGATGCCAAGATTTTTCGTAATCCTCATTCATGACATCGTTCCTGACTCGACCAATTCTGCTACAGATTGATGTGTGGAGCTTATTATAAGCCTCACTGAAGATTCGGTATTGTTGAGGTGAAATAAGTCCAAAGTCCGCTATTGGCCGGTAGCGGGCGCTTCCAAACGTCCGCTCATGGCCGAAAGCAGCCGCACCGCTACAGTTCGTCGCCTCACCCTCGCCCACCTTTCTCGCCTAGATTACTGTACGCGCATACAGTATTTGTACAGCGAACCCCGCAGCATGAATTTCGACCAGGCAAAAACCCTACGGCTCCAGCGATGGCGCGCTACTCTCGACGATCAGGACTTCCGTATGCAAAACCCAGAGGGGCATCGGGAAACCCTCCACGAAATGGCAGCTACGCTTCGCGATGAGGGCCTGATCGACCAGCTTGAGCAATTCGACATGAACGAAATGGCAAACGCCGCGTACTGGCACGCCGTCGAGGAGCTGCAGAACTCGCCCGGGCACTACCGCGGCGCCTCTACCTATGATGTCGTTCAGATCGACAACGGGAATCTGCTGGGCACCATCAGCCGGTCAATCTTCAACTTCGAAAGCGATGAACCGCGCGGCGCTTCCTTCGCCTACGACGGCAAGGTCTATTCTGCTGCTGATGGTATGCGGCTGACTCTGAATCTTTCTCGGAAAATTGGGCGGATTTCAGGCTTGGTGCTGGAAATGAATGGCCGCCGATATCAGTTGGTAGAGACCGAACGAATGATCGCTGGCGTAACGCACCGACCACTATCCGATGCCGATGCTTACCGGGCGCTTATAGATGCAGCACAGGTCGCTCAGGAGGAGCGGAATCTACGCGCTTTTGAAAAAGTGCGACCTCACATTGAATCGGCAGCTTTCTGTATTTGCCCGGATTGTCTCGACAACTTTAGTGCGCGGGATGACTGCTCGACCTGCGCCGGAAAGGGGTTTGTGACAAAGCTAGCTCCTGCAGGTCCACGCTGAAGAAGCCGTGCTAGGAATTGGCGGCCTGACCAATAAAGCATTGATTAACTACGTGCCAGCGTTTTCAGGCGCTCCACCAGTGCGGCTTCGAAAATGATGTACAGCCTTTCAGCATCGCCGGCGCGCAGAGCCCCGCCGGTGTCCAGCCCAAGCACGAAGCCATCCGCTCGTGCTCCCGCCTTTACAGCGATGATCATCGAATCAGCTCGGACAATTTGCGCCAGCAGCCGATCCGCTTCTCTCTGCATCTTCTCGCTCAGCACTACGCCTTCCAATTCAGCCACCTATTACCTTCACTACGACATCCAATACATGACGGAAAGAACGACTGAAACCCAAATAATCGTCATCAAAATTGAGTAGCCCGCCAGTTGCTTGTCCATGTTCACCATTCATCCCGTCCGAGTCTAAATGATGGTTCACGGCTTGCGACCTCGCAAGAATGGCGCGGCGCCATCACTGCTGCAGACTCTTCACATACGCCTGGCAAGCCTGCAGCGCGATCAGTCCGCGGTCGCCGGTGTCGGTGATTGCGACAATTCTTTGAGCATGCGCCGGGTCAAGTCGGGCGCGTACGACTGCATGATCCACGCCGCCGGCGCCGGGGGCGGCAGGCACTGAACAGCCACCGGCTGAACCCGTGTCGAGGAGGACTGACAGCCGCAGATCAGAAGTGGCAAGGCGATCGCGCAGGCGATCTTGATTCTTTTGGGCATCAGTCATTTTCTCGAAGTGTGCTTGCTCGCTGGTCGCCAGCCTCTGCTCGAGCGCTCGGCGCTTATCCTGCTCGGCCTGCTGTGCTGTAGCGGCAGCTTGGGTGAGTTGATTGAAGTCTTCAGTGTGCAAACTGGATTGCTCGGCCAACTGTTTGCCGTAGCGCCAGTCCTGAAGCTGCCAGGCGCTGCCGAAGCCGGCGAGAACCAACACCAGCACGCCTAACGCTTTCCAAGGAACGACCATCACGGCACATCCTTGAAGAAGACGTGTCCGCCCAGCTTGAGCGTCTGCTTGGCCTTCACCGACCATGCCGGCGCCTTGATGCTGGTGGCGTAGTAATGCGTGGCACCGCCGGTTGGATCCTGCACCTTTCCGTCGATTACCTGGTCAGCAACGATCCGGCACTGCGCCAGCTCACGAAACGGAATCTGCTTCACGCCGATCAGGAACTGATAGTTCGGGTCGGTCTTGTTCCAGCAACTGAACTGATAGGGCTTCTGGCAGACGCCGGCATAGCCTTCACCCCACCACGACCTCTCCTTTCCATCGAACACGCGGTTGCGGATCGCCCAGGCCACGGCGATCTGGCCGGCTGTTCCTTCGCCGCGAGCCTCTCCCCACAGCGTGCGGGCGAGGATGTCGCGGTCTCTCTCGGTTACAGTCATCACTTTTCTCCAGGCAAAAAAATACCCGCTCGATGGCGGGCCGCGTAATGCAGGCTTGAATCACTTCATCAAACGGCGCCGAACTCCTCTGGCGCGGCGACGATCACGGGGGTTGGAGGCTCAGCCGGCCAAACCGGTGCGGCATACCAAGTCGGCTGCACAGTCACCTTGCCAAGCGCGAACTTGTACGTTTTCCACGCCTTCAGGTTGAGCAGCAATGCATCCTGTTCGGCTTCGTCCTCTGCGGTTGCCTCGCCGATATCAATGCCGAAACCGATCGTATCGATTCGGTCTTGAATGCGGTTGATCTGAGCGACGGCTTTTGCGTTTTTTACGAACAGCTCTGCTTTGGCGGAGCCCAACTGCTCCGCCTGCGCGGCGGCGTCCTTCATGGCTTTGGTAATGAGCCTGGTCCAGTCGATACTCATGACTGCTCCTCGATGCTTTCCTGATCGTTGATGGCGGGCAGCGGCTGGGGTAAAACAATTTCGCCGTCTGGAACACCTTCAATAGGCACAGGAAAGGCCTGCTCAGGGCTGAAGTTTCGCGGGATCGGGAAAAGTAGCGTCAGGATCAGCTCGCCATCTTGTTTTTCGACATCGGCCGGAAACCATGGGGAGTTGATCGCCTCGGCCGGCAATGTATCGCCATCCCCCATGGGCGAGAAATCGAACAGTTCTCCGTTGATGATCAATGAATCGCCCGATTTTGTGGCGACAATTTCCTGATCGCTGCGTATTGGTGACAGATGAATTTTCATTAGAACCACCGACCGTAAGCTATGCGATGAAGCGTCAATGACAATGAGGAAACTTGCACCTGGCTGAAGGGGTAAACAGCAGACCAGAGCGAGCTTGTGCTGACCCCGGTAGTTGCCGCCCACACTTGGCCGGTACTTGGCTCAAAGTATTGATTGGTGGCCGGAACACCGACGAATGCAGCGGGATAGACCTGTGACGGTGCCGGGGAACCATTGAACACCGCGCCAGCGACCGCAAGGATGCTGGTAGATGCGTAAACGGTCGACGAGCGACAGATCATCGTGCCGTCTGCGAACTTTGTGAATGTGCCGTTGGCTGTCGTACCCGGCTCAATAATCGAGCCTGTTGGCACGCCTGAAGACTGGCTTACCGTGCCTACGATATCCGCGAGTGCCGCCTTTTTAAGGCCAAGGGCGGTGCGCGCATCCACCACCGTCGCGGCACCAGTTCCGCCCTGCGCGATCGATACGGTTTTGTTCGTTCCGGACAGGTCGGCTTTTGTTGCCTGGAGCTTGCCGAGCGCCAGAAGAATGCTGTCCGTCGAAGCAACGGCGCCTGGCGTTACCACATCGATTCCACTCAAGGTGATCGCCCGAACACCTGAGGCGGTCATGTACTTGTTGGTCGCCCCCTCGGGAAGGCCGTCTGTATTGGTCAGGTTGAGAGCTGCGCGAACCCCAGCAGTTGTTGGTGTTTGACCGAGAACAGCCAGCACGCCACCGAACTGGTTAACGAGCGCCCGAAGAGCGTCGGCCGAATCTTTGACGTAGCCTTGCATCGGCGCCAGCGCATATGCGCCGCTTGCATTGCTTGCGCCTTGATAGATCGGTGCGATTGACAGAGCGGTATCGCTGGCAATGTTGGTCACTTCGTACCAACCGCCGTCCGGGCCACGGAAAGCATCGCCGACGCGGGCGTTGGCAATGAATGCCGTGCCGGTACCGATGACCGCGTTGGAATTTTGGGTGACAGAAACCGTTCCTGATTTGTACCAGGGCATGGCAACTTCCTATTCAGATTTCGTTTAAACAGCGAGTTTTGCGAATACCGCCGGGAGGAAAAAGGCGATCGGGTTTGCTGCTGCGACAGTGATTGCGTAGAGCGTGTTGTTGGGAAAATCCCACCAACAATAAAGGTCGCGCGGGATCCCGCTGCCGGACGTCATGGGCATGCCGAAGCTGTTCAGCAGCATGAATTCGTTCTGCGGGAAGTTGAACGGCACTGTGTAATAGATCCGCGTCAAGCCTTGGTCAGTCTTGTCATCCCTGACGTAAGTCCAGTTTTGGAACGACCGAGTGAAGGTTGCACAGGACGTCCCCGAATCGAATAGCAGCGTTCCGGAGCCATCCCATAACCTCATGCCGTACTGGGCCACCGGTTGCGCCCCAAACGCGGCAACGAAGTACTTTCCATTCGGCGGCGCCGTTGTCGCGTTGTAGGCTCTGACGTAAAAGCCGGTCCAATTGCCGGCAGAACCGATCAGGCGCATTTGGCAAAGACCTGCTACGCCTCCCACCGTATCGGGACGAACAAACACCAGTGGCGGCTCTTGCGAAGTCACCGGTCTGGCGAAATAAGTCGTTGAGCCCATCCCCGAATCCTCTCCTGTGGGAGCGAATCGGCCGGATGAGATCACCATCAAACGAGCGAACTCAGAATCGAGGGTTACGACATTGTTGTTATTGATGAACTGAACGCCATACGTCATCAGCTCCACCTCATCACAATCAGCCGCATGGTTCCGGACGAGGTAGTGCTCGCCGCAAAGGTACGCGTGTGGTTATAGACGCGAGCGACACCGTCTAGCATTTCGGTTTCAAACTGCATTTGAGAAGCGCTGTATGCACCAGTCGGAACCACAATAGCGGTACCATTTCCGGGACCTACGCCAGGTACTGCAAAATCCTGACTTCCCTTCGACGCCCCTAACGCGAAAGTCACAAGTGTTGAAAGCGCGACGCGGATCGTGAACGAGTTCTCGTCGATCTGAAGCGCACCGTCGGCGCCCCAGATCCTCATTCCATAATTACTCATGCGGCCAAGTTCCCCCATTGATAGCGCTTGACGCCGTTTTCATCAAACACCTTGCCGCCGTTGTTGTTGATCGTCTGGCGCGCACCGCCGCCCAGCGGGCTATTGAGTTCAAAATTGCCAGCCTTATCGATTCGCCACCCTTGAACTCCGGCGATGTAGTTGTCCGACTGGATGAAGAACCCAATCTTGGCGTTTCCGATGGAAGCGTCCGCGATAAACGCCGAGTTCATGAACACTTGGCCACCCTGAACCGCAAACGGCACCGAGATGGCGCCACCGGCGATGGTATTAACGATGGCGAATCGATCAGCTGCGACCAGAAACTGGCTTTGCAGGCCGGCGCCGGTATTTTCAATTCCAAGACCGATGCCGGCAGCGACGTATTGCCCGTTCGCCGTGACCTGCATCTTCACCGACCACATGGTGGTCAGCTTGCCGTTGGTATCGGCGAACGCCGTCGAGGTTTCCTGGATGGCAGCAGTGTTCTCGCCAACCTTCACGTTCACCTGGGTGATCGCCTGCGCAGTGGCTTCCTTGTCCGTCGCTACCGTCTTGCGCAGATCAGTGACATTGGCTTCGTTCTCCCCAACCTTGACGTCAAGCGTGGCGATCTTTTGCGCGCTTGCCAGATTTTCCGAGGCTCTGACCTTTTCTTCCGAAGCGATTGCGGCGGTGCTGGACCAGCCTTTCAGCGCATCCGCCAGTTCACCCTCCCCATCGTCCTCACGGAAAGAAGCTCGCAGCGCCTGAAACGCCGTAGCCTGTGCCGTAACCGCGCCGTCGAGATCGATGATCTCAGCAGTGTTGGTAGCCACCTGCTGCGCCAGGCCATTTGCCGTTTCTACCGTCTGCCCAACATCGAGCCAGTAAGCGGGATTCGGCGGCGGCGTATTGATTGGCACTGGATCAATGGCTTGATAGATCCGCTTGCCGACGACCACAAGGTCGTACTCCTCATAGGGCTCTTCCGGGTCGTAACCTTTCAGCCCATCCAGCGCATCGATCTGCGCTTGCAGGCCCGGAATCTTGTCGATCTCGTCGAGGATGTCTTGCCCTAACTCGGTACGGCCGATCTCGCCCGCGATCATTTCCAGAATTGCCGCCGCGTCAGAACTCGACTGCCCCTGTACACCGATGCCGATCGGATACCAAGGCCCGATGTTGCCTATCTTGTCGACGATCCGACCCCAGAAATAGAAGGTCACACCGGCGCGCAGGCCGAGCATGGAGAAATCACTCTGCGGGTAGGCCAGGTCGGTCAGTTTGGTCGCGGCTTCCAGCACGGTCGTCGGACCGTGCCAGATCTCCGTGCGCTGGCTGTCCTCTGCACCTGGCGGGAAACCCCACTTCAGATAGATGCCGAACAGCAGCGGCGTAGCTGTCAGATAGCTGAGTGCCGGTGGCAAGCCCTGCTTGCCTTTGAGGTTGGTCAGGATCGAGTTGCGCCAGATTGACGTGATGTCGAATGCGCTCACCGCGCGCACCCGGGCCACGTAGGCGCCGGCGTAGATCCCGACCACGTCGACGTTGGTCATGCCGGTGCGCTGCAGCTTGATCCAGTTGCCGCTGTCCTTGCGCCATTCGATGTCATATCCGACAGCACCATCCACGGCGGGCCAACTGATGGTCATTGTGGCGACGGACAGCCCCTGTATAACCGACGAGGTGGACACGACTGTCACACTGGCCGGCGCAGGAACGACTGTAATCGGAATCACGCTGATCGGGCGCTCTTCAAGCCGAGCGCCGGTGTCGATGTAGGCAAACTTGCTCGGGTCGTACTGCAGCGCGCTGATTTCGAAATCGCCCTCGGTGGTGCGTTTGGTGCGCAACACGCGGTACAGCGGAATCGCGAGGTCATCGGCGTCGAGCGCCCATTGCAGTTGCGCGTTCGGCGGCTCGCTGTAGTTTGTGGTCACTGTCACAGCGCGCCCGTTGACGCTTTGCACCGTGCGGCCTTCGGCGCGCCCGCCCGGCAAGTTGATGATCAACCGGTCACCGGCCTTGGCCTGCGTATCACGGTCGAGCGTCACCACGCGGCCAGAGGCGACCGAGATGCGCCCGCCTACCTCGCGCCCAGCCAGCAGCGAATCCGCCACCGGAATGATGTGTCCTGGCAGAGGGATTACACCTTCCATGCCGGTCTTGAACGACACGGTGCGATCTTGGTTGTTGCTCAAGATCGCCCACTTACCACGCCGCTGCGCCTCAGATGCGCGTGTGCAGCCAATGGCGCTCAGCTCGGTCGGGCGGTCGCCATAGCGGCGTTGCAGTTCCAGGTCGGCAAACGGAATGACGTCAGTGTCGTAGTTGTTCGCCGGGTTGTCGTAGCTGACCAGCGCCCGGGTGTACCGCGTTTTTGCCGAAGCGCTGCCGTAGGAGAACTTGCCGTCGATGACGTTGGCCCGAGTGAAGACGTAGTCGAAGTCTTGCGCGCGCGGCATGTCGGCCTGCATCACAAGCTGGCCCTGAGCCCAATAGGTCATGCCACGGTAAATGCCGGCGATATCGCGCAGCAGTGACCAGGCATCGGCCTTGCCCTGCAGGTTCATGTCACAAAGAAAGCGAGGCTCGATGCCATTCAGACCATTCGGCACCAGCTGATCGCAATACTGGGCGATCCGGTAAAGCTCCCACTTGTCGACCATGAACGGCTTGATACGCTTGCCCAAGCCGAACCGGTCTTCGGTGCACACGCCGTAGGTGATCCACGCCGGATTGTTGGTCCAGGCCGATTTCATCGAGCCATCCCACGTGCCGGTGTAGGTGCGCAAGATCGGGTCGTAGTTGCTCGGCACCATCCAGCGACGGGCATTGCACTCAACAGTCACGGCCGGAATGTTGGTGAACTGCTCAGCATCGAATTCTATGTAGAGCAACGCGGTGTTCGGATAGCGCAGCTTGGCGTCGATAATCTCAGTGATGCCGGCGATCAACATGGTGTCGGCGATCTTGTTGCTGTTCTGGTTCGGCGTCAGGCGGCGCACGCGAATCTGCCAGCCGGTTGTGGCGTCCGGAAGATCGATGCGGCGAGAGCGCTCGTAGCGTGTGGTGGTCTTGCCGTCGACCGCATCCGGATAAACCTGCTGATAGGCGCCACCGTCGGTTGCCAAGTCGATGGCATAATCGATGCGGTAGCCGCCTACATTGCCCTCGTCGTCCACTCTTTGCAGAGCTGGCCACGCGAAGCGGATGCGCACGGCCGACAACTGGGTGTTGGAGATTGAGCGCACCCAAGGCGAATCGCTGCGTAGCTCGACGTTCAGTGACGTTTCACTCTCAACCGCCGGAATACCTGGAATATAGGTTTGATCCACCGAGCCGGGACGCCAATCCCACTTCACGTTCGGGAAGTTGTAGTTGCCGCTGGCATCGCGAATCGGCGTGTTGTCCAGATAGATGTTGTAATCGGTAGGTACTTCGTCGAACTCACCCTCGCCCACCGCGATCAGTAGCTTGGCCAAGTTGGTTGAGCGCAGGCTGTCGCTGGCTTCAGTCGGCGACTTCGGCTTGCTGCTGCCGCCCTTTTCGCCGTGGATATCGATCTGTTGCGCTGCGCCCATACTTTCCTCCAAGCATAAAAAAACCGCCTCGGTGGCGGTCGGTGTGATGCTGTCCTGATTACACTTTATCCTCGGCGTAGATCGACGCCGAGATGATCATGCCACCCCAACGCCGTCTGCCGATGCAGATCGGGACCGGGTTACCGCTGGCGGTGGTGTTCTTGGCGCTGCCGAAGGCGTAGGACGGTGAGTTTTCTGGGGATGCGCTTTGCGACAAGCCCTTTGCTTGCGGGCTGAGCATCTGAATCACGCCACCAGCGGTCGAGGCAATACCACCAGCGATCAATGCTGCACCCTGAGCCGTTGTTGAACCGTAGGCGAAAAAGCCAACGGCGATCAGCACGATGCCCAACACGGTTTGCATCAATCCGGCGCGCTTGCTACCGGATACGACTGGGACGATTCGGATCTCCCTTGTGCCACCCAGATCAAAAGCCTCAACCGCTTCGTTCTTCCGGTTGCGAAAGATGGCGAAGCGCATGCCGAGCCGATCAAGTCGGCGGATCTCATTTTCGAAGCCATCCAACGTCACCTTAAGCGCCTTGAAGGCCTCCCATACCCGCTTGCTGTCCACTTGGCGACGATGTACTCGTCCAAACTTCTTGGCCAGTGAGCCAGATAGAAGGATCGTGGTCATTGGATTGTAAGCAGCTGCAACGTCAGCCATGTTCTTCTCCGGGCACAAAAAAGCCCGCTGATGCGGGCCTGGGAATGCATTTAAATTGCCGTGGGGGATATGTCAAAATTGTCGCCCGAAAGCGTGATTCGACGCCTGACCGTCTCACCGGTTTTCACATCAACCTCGCGCTCAACCAAGCCCCAGCCACCGCATGCGGCGCTCGGCTTGACTCCAAGGATATGTTTTCCGGCCTTTACTCCAAACCGAGCTACCTCCCCTGAGGCGAATTCAGCTGCCAGGGTTCCATCAATGTACAGCCGGTAATGACAGCCAGATCCATATAGACCGCTGTCACGCGTGACGAGCAACTGCGACTCCGACTTGGCACTGAACGCATACAGGCGGTTACTCGGAACCGGATCAGCTTTATCCGCCGGCACCGGCGAAGTCGCACACCCCGCCAACAACGCTACCGCCAACGCTCCTAAGATCAGTTTCATGCAGGTCACTCCTGTGGGAAAGAGGCACTTTATCGCGGTACTGTTTAGACATCCAGCCTGGCAAAAAACACAGTGGCCAGATTGGATCCATTAATAGTAGCTTTCTGCCCACAAATCGGAAATGGAGTAATTATGTCGGATTTTAACGGTGCATATTTCGTAGTTGGTGGATTGGCATTCGCTGCCGTGAAGGTTCGTCCGCAAGCGGTTTCATCTGAAAGATCTAGAGAAGAAACTACCGCTTATTTTAGAAAGTTTTTCCCTCAGGTGCCTATATTGCTGGCGGTTCAATCTCCAGATGGAAGGATTACCTTCTGGGGAGAGGAGGTGTTGGCTAAATACCTTGCCAAAAACGCGCATGCCATTAATTGGTGCATCTACTCGACTGACTGACGGCTTGTGCAGGACCATAATTTAACCCCGGGTAATCTGGGCTTTTGCCTGTACAAATCCCCGGTGAAGCTCAGCAATCAATTGATATTAGCCTTCAGCCTCCAATCGCACAGGAAGCAAACACAATGACAAAAGCCCGGCGTGCGGACTGGCGTAAAACAATGGATAAGAAATGATTTCTCAAAATGCGTCGTTAGAGGCGAAGTTGCTAGCAGCCACTCCATCACCTCCAGCAACGGGACATCAACTTAAGAAGCTGGCGCAGGTACTCAGTGCGGGCCTTTCAAAAACCGAGATGAGTCCTCGTCTGGAAAAAATACTGAAAGAGCACGTCCCTTTTCAGGCAAAAACACAGCAGGCCTACACGAAAGACGACGAAAAATACCTTTGCCGATTAGCCTCGTACATTGGTGCGTCCCTATCGGACGACCTAAGTGATCTGAATGCAAATTTCGATGCGTGCATGATCTGAGGTTAAGCGTCTATCGCGAGGATGGACACGTATCCTGCTGATAGTAGCCTCCTGCCCTCACGCATTGGATTCCCCAGTCCTTTGCCTGCAAGCCCAAGGACTGGGATTGCGCCAATATCGGCGCGTTTATGACCTGGAGGTCAATGTGAGAGAAGAAAGCGAAAAATGGGGATACGAGGCAGGGCCTAGCGATGCGATGAAGCAGGAGATCGGCCAAGTTGTAATTAATCATGCGCTCTGCGACGACCCGCTTCTTGAACTATTTATGACTCTCTCCGGAACGTCCCGGTCTGCTGCGTACATACTCGTGCAGTCGCTGAATTTAAAGGCTGGTGGAATGACGAAGGCCATTTTGGACCTCGCCAATACAAGATCTCCTGCGATAAACCCCGACCTGAATTCTCGCCTCACTTTGGCGATCGGTGATTATCGTAAGCTATCTCAATTACGCAACGAGGTGGCACATTGGCAGTGGTACCCATCCGAAAAAGGTGAAGACACAGCCAGTGCTTCCAACGTCATGAGGCGAAACAGCGACGACTCCCAAGTTATAAAAGAATTCACCCTGCACAATCTGAAGCAGCTTTCAGTGAGCCTTATCATCACCTACTCAGCACTCAAACTGGTCTCAGGGTTAATCCCCCTGACATCGCCGACTGCCGATCTAAAACAAGTGTTAGCTAACCTCGACAACATATCCAAGAAGGTGAAAGACGCGATGCTCACGCTTCCAGACCCCGAGGCTGAAGAGCTGCCATGATGCGAAAAACCTCTTCCAATAGATCGGTAGAGATCGACGGCTCGTAGAGGCTGTAAACATATTCCATTGCCGCCTCCGTCATCGCTCGAGTAACGATCACCTGCTCCAAGTCCCGAGTAGCTCTTTTCGCGAAGCGAGCGAGGTTGGCAGTGTTCTGCGTTTCCAGCCAATCAGACATCTCTTTCATCGCTGTTTCCAGCGGCCATGCCGCATCAGTTGTTTGAGGGTGCGTTTTTGTGCCTGAGGATTAGCCGCGTGCGGTCGAGCCACGGGCCGCCGAAGACAATGACCTCAGATGGCCTGCCGTACAGGTGGTGCAGCAGGAACGGCCCGGGGCCGAACGTCGCCGCATCCTCACTGGGCAGCGTAGGATCAGTGCCGAGGAATATCCCGGCGTGATTTGGGTAAACGGTGCGCCCCACTTCCATCACGATCATGTCGCCGCGCTGCGGCTGGTCGACGCGGTAGAAGCCGGCTGCCTCATAGTTCGCTTCATACAAGCTGGTGTTGTCCTTGCTCTCCCACCAGCCATCTGCGCGCTTGAAGGCCTCGAACTCAAGCCCCCATTTGCGCTTGTACCAGTCCGCGCAGACCTGCCAGCAGTCCCACGCGCCGTGAACGAATGGCCGCTTGAGCAGTGGCACATCACCGGTCGGGACGATGGTGCGCAGATCGCCCTCTGGCCAACTCAGGATGTGCCACGGCATGGCCGTCGCTTCGCACATGGCGAGGTCACGCGGTGACGGCCTGCTGGTGGCGTCCGGATGTGAATGAATTATGCCGATTACTTCACCTTCGTCTTCGGCCGCTGCGTACTGCTCAGGATCGATTCGGAACTCATCGTTCGGCTCGGTGGAGACGTTGATGCAGGGGAAATATTGTTGCTTGCGCCCGATCGCCAGCAGCAGCCCACAGCACTCTTTCGGGTACTCGGCCGCTGCGTGCGCCTGGATCGCGCTCAAGATGTGCTTTCGCATGTCAGCTCCGTGCGATCAGGGATACAGCGGGGAAGCCACCGAACGGCATTGGGTTGCCTTCGCCGAAGCGCGGTATGCAGCCCCTGCCGAGCGTGGCATCGCACTCGTCCAATTCCGGGTTATCGGTGACGATGCCGTCCTTGGTCACATATGGTCCGGTGTAGGCGCAGTTCGGCCCACGGTAACCACCGGTGAGGCACCAGTGGCACAGCGTCGTGGCCTGCCGGCCGATCGATTCGTTACCTACGTCGCCTGGGCTGGCCAACTCCCAGCTAACAGTCTCCCCGTCCTCGTTCATTTTCTGGTCGATGTACCAGACTTCGATCGTCTCTTGGGTCGGATCTGCCGTCGGATTGCCGACTGGAAAGTTCGTCGAGTCGAGGTAGGTGCCCAGCGTGTGTCGCATCGTCAGCTTGAACTCGAGCAGATCCTCGAACGCCAGACAGAGCGCAGTGATGCGCCCGTTGACGTTGCCAACCGAGAGCGTAGGGCGAACGGCAGTGCCGTCGCCGTTCGCCTCGATGCCGTCGATTTGCATCGGCCAAGCGCTGTACTCGTTGCCCTGCCAGTAGATCGCCTTCGCCGGCAGTTGATCGGCATTGTCGCCGGCGGCGATCAGCTCGGCCGCCGTGTGCGGAATTGCGTGCCCGTGGAAGCGCAAAACGTCCGCGCCGTATTCCGTGCCGTCCAATTCAAAGAGCAGCACTTCGCTGCCAGGTTCAAGCACCTGGATGTCACTGATCAGCGGCATGATTGCCCCTTATGGTTGGAATGCCCGCTCGAACGTGGCGGTGAGTTTGAAGACGCCGCCGCCCATTGGTGTGGGAGCGGGATTTTTGCAGGTGAACAGCCCGAGTTCGCCGAGTGGCGTTGTCCAGAGAAACGCCTTCGCTCCGGCGTGCCGGTCGAGGAACGCCATGATCTCCTGCACCTTGGCTTGGGAGCCGCTGTAGGTGATCGGGTAAGCGTCTTCCTTGTTGTTCGGCCCGTCGCCAACTTCCTGCTTGTAGCCGCCGCCAAACTGCGAGGTGCGCACCCGATAGGTAATCTCGGGCGAGTCACCATGCTGAGTCGGCCAAGTAAATTTTTCGATGGCCATCAGCCCCTCCCATTTGTAAGGCGCCAGATCGAACCACCTGGTTGAAGCGCTCGGGCAATAGCGGTTTCCGCCTCAGCTTTCGCGGCTTGTTGAATGCTCTTGCCCAATTGCGATGTGTCTTCAGTGCTCGCTGCGCCCCCGTTGCCTGCGTTTTGCACTGACACTGCCACGGGGAAGTTGTAGGTGTTGCCGCCACCGGTACCGGACATTGCGGCAAGCCCTGGCCCGCCACCGAAAGTCAGAGGTGTGACGCTACCGCCACTCGCGCCAGTCATGAGGTAAGACCTGCCGCCCTGATTGAAAAGCTCAGGCCCCTTTTCGTTCACTTCGTAGAAAGTGTTCGGTTCGACACCACCACCAACAGCACGACCACCACCGAAAGACACGGATGCTGAGCTGGCATCAAACTGACTGCCAAAACTCTGAGCCCCGGCCTCCGCCCCGCCTGCCGTTGCAGACGCCGTCGCCCCGCCTCCTGTGAAGTAACTTGTAGCGGCCCCAACCAGACTGCTCAGCAATGCCGAACTGGCCTGCCGAGTGGCAATGCGCGCCATATCCGCCAGAATCGATTTGGTGAAGTCTGCGAACGACAGTTTCCCAGTCATGGCGAAATTGACGATCGCGTCTTCCATCGAACTGAAGGCGCTGGTGAACAAGCCCTTAGTCTGCCCCGCAACGTCCCGTGCGGAATCGAGGTAGTTCTGCCATGCCGAAGACGCTCCGGCACTCCAGTCACCCTGGGCTGCCGTCATCTCGTCGTAGTTGGCTTGAACCGTGTCGTGCAGGTCCTGTTGGGTTACGTTCAGTGCCGCCAGCTTCTGCGTGTACTCGTCGAGGTTCATGCCGCGCGAGCCATCGCCGTACTGGTTCGCCAGATCCAGCCTCTGCTGATTGAAGCGATCGTCGATGCCGTTCTGCTGGCTCATCAGATCGCGCTGACGATCACCCAGGCCGATGCCCGCCGCCGCACGCTGGCCCTGCTCACGCAGAGTTTTGACTTGTTGCTGCAACGCGCTGCTGTAGGTATTGACGGCATCGGCCTGCTTCTTTAGCCGACCTTCTTCGTTCTTCGCCAGCACGCTCAATTCGGTGTCAGCATCCTGCTGCACCTTGACCATGGCAGCCCGGGCGTCGGCGATTTTCTGGTCAAGCTGGATGCGCTGCGCGGCCGATGTACCTGCCTTGCTCTTAGCTGCTTCCAGTGCGGCGATCTCAGCCTCATACGCAGCAGTGACCTCGTCGCGCTCGTTGCCGATCATGGCTTCGCGAGCTTGCAGATAATCAGCCTGCGAGATTAGCCCAGCCTTTTGTGAAGCCTCCAAATCCTTTTGAGCATTTTTGTACTCGGCGAGCACGGCATTGAGCGCGTTTTTCGAGTCATTGAAACCAGATAGATCGACGCTGCCTGCCGCTGCCTTGGGGTCCTTTTTCTGCTCGTCAATCGCCTTGCGCAGCTTGTCGTAGGCTCCACCAGTGAACTTCTCCCCGTCGTAGAACACGCCATCAAGCAACGGAGATTTCTGGCCGGTCTTATCGGAGTTTTCATAAAGCGTCTTAAACTGATCGTTGAGCTTTTTGTAAGCATCCTCACGCTTCGCAAGCGGATTGAGGTTGTCCATCTGCTTATCCAGTTCCTTCTGGACAGCGATCAACTCCTTGTTTGCCCGAGTCTCTTCACCGGTGGCGGCAGCGTTGTTTTCGCTTGCCGACAAACGAGCCTTCAGCCCTGCAAGCCTAGCCTCCAGCGCCGGCGTCGAATCGTCGTTTTGTCCCTCGCCCAGCCCCAAAGAAGAGTTCAGCCAACTCAATCCGTTCGATAACGCGCCTGTGACACCGCCGCCCTTCCGGGTATCCAGCACGCGCTGGGTGATTTCGATCTGCTTGGCAAGATCTGGGAAAATCTCTGATCGGACTTCGGCGTAGGCGCCCTTGATGGCCACCTTAACCCGATCCCAATCGCGTTCGATATCGGACAGGGATTCGCGGTAATGCTTCAAGCGCTCCTGGGCCGACTGATTGAGATCTTCACTCAAGGTGTCCAGCGCTCGCTGATGGTCACCCTGATCATCAATCGCCTTGATCGTCTGGTACTGCTCGTAGGTAAGCAGCCCATACTGGTCGCTGATCTTCTCCGCTGCTTCTGTGGCGGTGTCTCCGGCATTCGCAAGCGACTTGGCGATGTCTCCAGCGCCCTTCCCTGTCACTTCACCTATTGCTGCGGCGGCCTGAGCCAGGTTCTGCATCTGGACGCCGCTGTTAGCGGCACCGGAAGCCAGGGCAATCACCGCCTCGCGAGCGCCCGCAAAGTTCTCAGTGATCGCCCCGGAGGTGTCAGCCATCACCTTGAGACTGGCAATGCTCTGCCCAGCATCGTTCGATCCGCCATTGATGGCGACGTTGAACTCGCGGGCCTGCTTCTGTGCGTCGAAGTAGGCATAGCCCAGAGCGCCGAGGACGCCAGCCAGCAAGCCTGCAGGAATCAGTGCTGCGGCCAAGCTCTTGGCGGACGCGCCCGCACCAGCGCCCAACTGAGCAACAGCCCGCGCACCGCTACCCCAATCCCCAGACTGCAGGGCATTGGTCAACTGCATCACGTTTTCTTGCGCCTGGCGGGTGCCGAGCTTCAGCTTGTCGAATGCAGTTTCTGTCGCGGTCAGGCCGTCACGATCTTTACCGATCTTCGCCAGCGCCTCACCGTAACGAGTCGCGTCGATCTGGCCGGCCTTGTGCAGATCGTTGAGCGCTTTCTCCTGCGCCTCCAGCTTTGCCAGCTTCGCAGTGACCGGGTCGATGCCGTTGACCGTACGCTTCAACGCTTCGATCTGACGGTTTTCAGCATCGATCAGCCGCTGCTTCTGAGCCATTTCCTTGGCTTCAGCTTTCTCGATCCGCTCATATGCCTTGCCAAGCCGATCCTGATAGGACTCCTGCTGCTCGATGGTGACGAGACCGCCCTTGCGAGCGCGCTCCAGCAAGCCTTCAGCCTGGATCAGTTGCTCCATGCTGCCGATGTTGCCGGACATCGCCTTGTCGAGCTGGCTGATGATTGCGATTTCACTAGCCGCGCTGGCACCGGCCTTGCGGCTGGCATCGACCTGGCGCTCTTTGGCGCCCGTGGCCTTGTCGATACCCTGAGCAACCTCGTTCTCGGCCTGACTGATCTTCTTGCCAGTGTTGGCCAGTCCTTCGCCCGACTTGCCGAGATCATCAATGGCTTTTTCAGCATCGACCGCCGAATCGACCAGCTTGTCGAGATCGTCAGCCGCCTTGGATGCCGACGAGGAGTTCACCTCAATGCCGAGGGACGCGAAGGTGGTGCTCATCTACTGTCCCTCTGTTCCGCCATCACCCGCAGGGCTTCGGCTTCCATGACGCGGATATCTGGAAAGACGTCGGCGACCTCCGACCGGGTAAGCCCGAGGAAGCCGGCGACATGGCGAATTGACGTGTAATCGAGTCCGGTAGCGCCGCACGCGCCTGTACGCCACTGAGTGCCCATGGCCTCGAAGACCTTGAAGGCTTGCCAAACATCAGGCCAGACCTCGCAGACTTCGTCGGGTATGTCACGAAGGGAAAGGCCGAAGGCGGCCAGCGATTCGGCTGACGGCCCCGGCTCGTACAGAATGCGGGAGACGCTTAGGAGTTTCCCAGGCGGGCGTTACTGAAGGCATCTGAATAGGCAGCCAGCACCGCACCCGGAGTGGCGGCGATGGAGCTGACCAGGATGCGCAGGTTTTCGTCGGTGAACTCTTCAGCGATATCCCAGCCGGCGACGATCGCCTTCAACTGCTCGACCTGCAGATCAATCAGCAAAGCCGTGAACTGCTCAATGCCGGCCTCTTCCGCTTGTTCTTTGAGGGCCTTATGACGCTCTCCCCACTCCGCGTAGAGTCCAGCCAGTTCGGTGCGATCGCGATATTTGAATTCGAACTCAACGCTGACCGGGTCATCACCCACCGTTGGCAGCATGACGACGTGGTTGAAGGTTGGATTCCGGGCGAGTGTGAACTTTGCCATGTGCCTTCCTTACGCCGAGGCGCTGTAACGAGTTGGGCGACCGGTTAGCGCGATGCTGATCACGCGAGTCATCAGGTTGTTGCGCGACATGGTCGGGGTCGAAGTGATCGAGACGTAACCGTTGTAGATGATGCGGCTGCCGCCCGGCAGGTTCAGGCGTAGAACGCGGGCCTGCTTGTCGTCGTCAGCCTCCTCGCAAACATCGACATAGGGCTGCGATGGATCGTCGGCGACCGTGATGGTGAGCGTGATCGGGTTCTTGGTGGTTGGCATCTGTCGGTCATCATCGTCAGCCAGGAAGCCGAACGTCAGAAACTGCTGGTCGCCGCCGCTAGACCCGAGCTCGGTGATTTTCGAGATCTCGGTGAAGGTCGTCACCTCGCGAGCGGTACCAACGCCCGAACCGGCCGGATATTGCTGAATGTTCGTGGTGTTCACGCCATCGAGTGCAAAGGTGCCGCTGGCAATCTCGCCGACTTGCACGGCGCGGCCGTCCAGGCGGGTCCAACCAGAGCTGAGAGCAATAATGTCGCCCTCGGCCAGTCCGTGCGCTGCCGCGGTCACCACTGCCGGGTTCGCATTGGTAAGGGCGGTGAATGGGATTGCTGCGCCATAGGCGGAAGCAATTTCGAACGTTGCGCCGTTGGGCATTTGAATGCCGGCCATGGGGTTTTCCTCTCTTCAGAAATGACAAAACCCGCTCAATGGCGGGTTCTGGGTTTGCCCAATGGGCGGATTAGTTGGTGTCGGCGCGGTATGCGAACGAAACCGGAACGGTGTAGGTCGTGTCGTCTGGGATACCCGGCCCTTGATCGACTGGCGTCATGGTCACCACGGTCAGTGCATTCTTCGTGATTCGCTCGTACAGCGGAAACAGCGCGGCGATCTGGTCAGCCAGCGCGCCCGCCGCGCCGCGATACTTCCCTGCTGGTGTCACGATGCTGATCTGAAACACCCCCGTGAACAGCTTGTGATCACCGCCGAGGGTGTTGCTTGCGGTGTCGCCCGGCAGAGTGAAAGCTCGCAGGTAGGTGACGCCAGTTCCGGGTTCATAGGTCTCGTTTTCGACGACAATCTTGATGGGCACCGGCAGCGCTTTCGCCCAGGCGATCAGTCTGGCCTCGTAGATCGAAGCGATGATGTTGTGGCTCATACCTGGTTGTTCCTGATGGCTTCGTCGACGATCTGCTGGAACCGTGCGAGCGTGATGCGCACCATGCCGCCCGGTGCCTGCTTGGAATGGCCGTACTCGAGTGGCGCCGCATATGGCAGGTTGTTCACGATGTACGCCGTTTGCCCTATCGTCAGTTGCTCGACCTGAAGCCTGAGCTTCGCCAGCGTGACGCCGCCAGACGGGTCGATCTGATCAAGCACGCCCTCAGCCGGCGAATCGATCGAGAACTGCCAGTTCCCACGAAACCGCCCGCCGACGTAATCCTTGCCTGCCACCAGGCCATTCACATTGAAATTCTGGTCACGCTCGGTCTTTGTCAGGGGCTTGGCAGGCTTGACACCCCGCCGCAGCTTGCCGGCCTTCGTGAAGTTCGATTCGTTTAGGTTGATGATCGTGTTGCGCACTGCGACCTTGAAGTCATAGTCGTCGGCTGCGCGGGTGTTGGTCTGGCGGTGAGTAACGTTCGCTGCCCAGATTTCAGGATTCCCCACCGGAGACATGCGGATAACGCTGCTGCCGATCTCGATCACAATCTCGCGGATGGTTGCGTCGATTCCGGCTTGAGTGCGCCTGGCGAAGTCGCGGATATTCTCGGCGAAGCTACCGTTCATGCTCGCGTATTTATTCGCCATGTCACTTCCTCAACTGCGCCGTCCACGTTGCATCAGCAGGATCGGCGGACACGTTCATCACCCGCAGCCCGTTGACGATATCGCCAATGGCCGGGGCGGCCGGTACCGCCGTGGGTACACCCGCCTCCGAAACGAATAGTTCGTTTTGCAGCACCAGCAACTTCTTGTCGGTCGTCTGGATCAAGGAGCCGTCGATTTCTTTGGCCAGGTAACTGCCAAATACTCCGCGACCGCCGTAGGTGGTGGTCACTTCGGGGGCGCCACCCAGGTCAGGGTCATAATCGCTCAAAACCTTGCGCACACCGGTCACTGGCTTCACCGCATCGGCAAGACCATCAGAATCATCGAACGCCTCAGCCATTTCAGCCTGGACCTCTTCGCGCATGCCCATGATCAGGTCCTCTTGAGCATCATTACGCCGGAGCGCTTGATCCACGGATCGAGCAGCGCCAAGGCGAAGTTCACACCCGCTGACTGATCAGTAGATCCGGCAACGTAAGTCTTGCTCACTGACGTGCCGGACTGCGCCGATACCGTCTTGCTCTGCACTTCCTTCTCCGTGGACGTGTACAGCTTGCCCGCCGCCGCCTCTTTGGCGACCTGAGCGCCGGCTGTTTTGATCTCGGTCGGAACCGGATCTGTAACAGCCCGCTTAATCTTGGTCGTGAGCCAAGCATTGGCCATGGTCACGGCAAGGACCGGATCACCGGTGCCGGCCCAGCCAGGACCGAGCTGGGCGTCAACATCGGCGACGGTGATGAAGTCGGTCATGTGCTCGTCCTTATTCCGCCGGCACCAAGGCCTGCAGGTCTTCTTTTTTGGCGGTCGGGTCGAAGGCAATGCCCTTGCC